AGACCGTTAACCTTTGGGACTGAATCATGAACATCACGATGGAGCGCATCAGCGCCTTTATCACCTACAGCATTGCCGTGGTGATGGGCTGGCTCGGCAAGTGGGATTTGCAGGACGTGGCGACGATCCTCGGCATGGTGCTCGGCGTCGGCATGTTTCTGGTGAGCTGGTATTACCGCCGCAAAACCTATCAGCTTTTTGCAACGGGCCGCATCAGCCGGAGTGACTATGAATCTGCAAACCGTTAAGCGCTGCTCGGTTGGCGTGGTGCTGGCGATTGCCGCCACGCTGCCGGGCTTTCAGCAGCTGCATACCTACGTTGAGAGACTGAAACTTATCGCAGATTACGAAGGCTGTCGCCTGAGTCCGTACAAGTGCGACGCGGACAAATGGACGGACGGCATCGGCAATACGGCTGGCGTGGTGCCGGGCAAGAGCATCACCGAACGCCAAGCCGCAGGAACCTTTATCGCTAACGTGCTGCGCACCGAAAAGGCGTTAACGAGTTGCCTTTTCCTGAAAGTGCCGCAAAAGGTGTACGACGCCGTGGTGTCGCTAGCTTTCAACGTCGGCACGGGCAACGCCTGCAGCTCAATGATGGTAAAGCTGCTGAATCAGAACCGCTGGCGCGAAGCCTGCTATCAGTTACCGCGCTGGGTCTACGTTAAAGGCGTGTTTAATCAGGGGCTGGATAACCGTCGCGTGCGCGAGCTGGCATGGTGCCTTAAGGGGGGCGTTGTGATCCGCATTACAGGAACGCTTTTAGCCGTGGCGACTCTGGCGCTGGGGTTGACCGGCTGGTGCTGGTCGGTTGCAAGCGATGAACTGGCGAGCGCTCAGCGGGTTATCGGCACACTGTCTGCCGGTATCGAGAGCCGGGATAAAGCCATCACCCGGCTTAAAACCGAAAACAATGAAGGTCAGAAACGCGAAGCTACCCTGCGGCTGATGCAGGGCAAAGCCAGCGCCGGTGCGCTGACGCGAGAAGCACAAATACAGAGGGATACCGATGCAAACCCGATACTCCGTGACTGGTCTGTCACTGCTTTGCCTGACGATGTTATCCGGCTGCACACCCGCCCCGCCTTCAACAGCGCCAGAGATTATCTGGATTGGCTGTCCGCGCGTGACAAGCTGCCCGGTACCAGGAAATAACCTGAAAACGGCCGGCGATCTGGCGGCGGATAACCGGCAGCTTGAGGCGGCGCTCGCCTCCTGCGGGCTGCAGGTCGAAATCATTAAAGATTGCCAGGAGCAACACGATGCTGAAACCTCAACAACTCCGCAAGGCGCTGACCGAAAGCGTGCCGCTGCTGCAGCGCAACCCTGACAGCCTGAATGTGTTTATCGACAGCGGGCGCATCGTGTCAACGCTCGCCACCTCACTGTCGTTTGAATATCAGTACCGGCTGAACATGGTGATCACCGACTACGCCAGCGATATCGATCTGCTGATTGTGCCGATGCTGGAATGGCTGCGTGTGAATGAACCCGAGATCATGGCGGCCAAAGAAAAGCAGCAGACCAGCTTCACGTTTAAGGCGGACGTTATCAGCGACACGGCCAGCGATATCAGTATTGACCTGCAACTGAGCGAGCGGGTGATCGTCAAACGCGTGGGTGATGAACTGCACGTGAATCACGTTGGCGAAAATCCATTACCTGACAACGATGCGCGACCCGTGCAGCTCTATTCTGGCGGTGATCTGGTTAGCGAGTGGCGACCATGAGTGATTTGCAACTGGTTAATGACCGACTGAATGCGTTGATTGGCAACCTTTCGTCGTCCTCGCGGAAAGAGATGGCGCGCAACATCGCGAAGAAGCTGCGCGCCAGCCAGCAGCAGAATATCAAGCGCCAGCAGGCTCCAGATGGCACACCCTATAAGCCGCGCAAGGCACAGCCAATACGCAGCAAAAAGGGCCGGGTTAAACGCGAGATGTTCGCCAAACTCCGCACCGCGAAATACATGAAAGCGCGGGCTACCTCAAATGAGGGGGTGATTGAGTTTACCGGGCGCGTTCAGCGTATGGTGCGGGTGCATCACTATGGTTTACGAGACAGCCCATCAGATAACGGTAAAGACGTGCAATACACCTCAAGACCCCTGCTCGGAGTGGGTGTTGAAGATATCAATTTCATTAAAGAGTTGATATTAGCCGCGATTAGTAAATAATGAACATTAATCTAATATAAACTTTTTATAATCAGTCGGCCTGTAAAAACGCTTCGAATGAAGCGTTCAATACCTCCCTAACTTACGAGTGATAAAATGTCCCCTATATCTCTATTCTCCTTAAATTTAACACTAATGAGAAATAAAATAAAAATTGGAAGTGGCACAGGCTTCCTATACGTTTGGGATGATGAAGTCTATCTGATTACTAATTATCACGTCATCACGTGCAGAGACCCTAAAAATCCCGAGTTTTTACTAAATGGATATCCAGATTCTCCTGACAGAATTGAATTTACATTGACTAAAAGGAATGATTTATCTGGAAGAGTTATTTTTATAGATTTGAGTGAGGATGCTATATTTCTTGAGCACTCGGAGCGAAATGAAGGAGTGGATATTGTTGCTTTGAAGATAATATTCAATACTGAGCTTAAAAAATATGTTACAAGCCAGAATGATTTAAGCTTGGTTGAAGATATTAACATTGAAGTAACCTCCAATCTTTTCATTGTTGGATATCCTTGGGGGAATTCAGCAATTACAAGATTTCCTATTTGGAAGAAAGGAACGGTTGCAAGCGAGCCTAATCTACACATTGGCGTTGAAAAAATTTTCATTGATACTATTACTCACCCAGGGATGTCTGGTTCACCTGTATTTGCCAGTGAAGAAAGAAGCATGTTAATAGTAAGCAAAAAAACCCATGATCTTTACCACGGTGAAAGCTCAGGTAAAACATCTGCACTTGAAAGGATAATGCAGTTAGACCCTAACGATTTGAAGAGATCCCAATTGGTAAAGCACTTTCAACTGATTGGAGTTTATTCTGGTAGGCTTACTATGGGTATCAATGACCCCCAGCTTGGAATTGTTTGGCCTTTAAAACTTATTAAAGAAGTTCTCCAACATGGGGTGCGTGCCACAAATCCATATCCTCCAATCATTAACTAATTAGTCTTGATCTTCCTAGCACATAATCTTTCTGAACAAGTTTGTTTGTTAGTAAGTGACCAAATTCCTTTCCTTTGAGAATGCTGCCTAACAACTGCATTCTCACTTCATGAACGAACAACTCTCCGAAATTCTGCGCCTGCTGCGTAACCTGATCCGCATTGGCACCGTGTCCGCCGTAAAACTGGACGACGGCTTATGCCGCGTGGATACAGGAAACAACACAACCGGCTGGCTTCACTGGCTCTCTGCACGTGCGGGTAAAACCCGCTCATGGAATGCGCCGTCGGTGGGCGAGCAGGTGCTCGTTTTATGCCTAGGCGGTGAACTCGATACCGGGTTTGTGCTGCCGGGCATTTTCTCCGATGACAATCCCGCCCCATCCGCATCGGCTGATGCACTGCATTGGTCATTCCCTGACGGCGCCGTAATCGAATACGAACCGGAAACCGGTGCGCTCAATGCAACTGGCATACAGACCGCAACCATTGAGGCGGCTGTAAAAATCCTGCTGATTACGCCAGAGGTTGAATGCTCTGCACATCTGAAAGCCAAAACGTTTGAGTTTTCAGAGGGCGGCAAGATGACCGGCAACGTTGAGCATAGCGACGGAAAGTTCGATTCGAATGGCGTTGTTGTGGATGACCACGATCACGGCGGCGTGCAGCGCGGCGGAAGCAGAACGGATGACCGGTATCAGTAGCCTGCCGGTGCAGATGGGCGCGCGCTTAACACCTGATTTTATGCTGACGGTCAATTTAAAAGATGTCACGGCGAACATTCGTGATCGCCTGATATCGCTCACGCTGACCGATAACCGCGGCTTTGAGGCTGACCAGCTCGACGTCGAGCTAGACAACGCAGACGGTCAACTGGCGATGCCGGTACGCGGCGCTGTGGTAACGCTGTTTCTCGGCTGGAAAGGACAATCGCTGATCGGGAAAGGGAGTTTTACCGTCGATGAAGTCGAGCATCACGGCGCGCCGGATACTATGACGATTCGCGCCCGCAGTGCTGATTTTCGCGGCTCACTGAATTCCCGCCGTGAAGTGTCCTACCACGAAACAACCTTGGGCGATATTGTCACGCAGATTGCCAGTCGCAATAAACTTAAACCTATGATGGCTGATGGCTTTGCCGGGATTGCGGTGGCGCATATTGACCAGACACAAGAGACCGACGCAAAATTCCTGACGCGCCTTGCCACGCTCTATGGCGCGGTCGCTGCTGTAAAAGCCGGTCGTCTGTAGTTTATCCGACCGGGTAATGGCGTCACCATTAGCGGCAAACCCATCCCACAGATGACCATCACGCGTAAAGATGGTGACCGGCACACTTTCAGCATCGCTGACCGTGGCGCCTATACCGGCGTATCAGCAAGCTGGCTTCACACCAAAGACCCAAAGCCTAAGAAAGTGAAGCTGCAACGCAAAACGAAAGTGCGGCAGCTTCGCGCGCTTGAACATCCCGCAGCAAAGAAATCGAAAACACAAGTTGTTAATCCACCGGAAGCGAAAGAAGGTGATTATCTGGCAGGCAGCGAAGACAACGTGTTTTCGCTGACGACAGTCTATTCCAGCAAAGCAACGGCGATGCGCGCCGCTTAAGCTAAGTGGGAAAAGCTCCAGCGTGGCGTCGCTGAGTTTTCGCTTACTTTGGCAATGGGCCGGGCTGATCTTTATCCCGAAACACCGGTCAAAGTCAGCGGCTTTAAATGGGTGATCGATGCGCAGCCGTGGCTCATTAGTAAGGTGACGCATAGCCTGAGCAACAACGGCTACACCACACAACTCGATTTTGAGGTGCTGCTCACCGACATTGAATATCAGTCAGAGTCAGAGGGTGAAACGGAAAGCGGCTAATTAGGCTGTAATTTGCAAACCGGGATTTGCTTATTCAAAATTAGCCCCAACCGCCCTGCTTTACTTGCTAAGGATTTCAACATGATGCATTGCCCGTTATGCCAAACGGCGGCTCACGCCAAGAGCAGCCGTTACGTCTCAAAAGAGACCAAAGAAAGCTATCACCAGTGCCAAAATATTAATTGCAGCTGCACCTTAAAAACCCTTGAGTCAGTTACAGGAATCATTGTTTCGCACGGCCATGTAAACAAAGTTCCACTCTACTCTAATCAACAACATCAACCGTCCCTACTCCACTAATTTAGCCCGCTTGCGCGGGCTTTTTCATGTTTACTTTCTGATAAACAAACATTGAATACTGTTTTTATATACAGTATTTTAGCGCCATTTTTTGTAATGGAGCTTGGTCATGGCAATCAGAAAGTTGAGCACTGGAAAATGGTTGTGCGAATGCTATCTCAACGGGCGCGAAGGCAAACGCGTCAGGCGCCAATTTAAAACCCGCGCCGAAGCGATAGCCTTCGAGCAATACACCCTCGACGAGATAAAAGCAAAGCCGTGGCTGGCAGAAAAAGAGGATAAGCGCAGATTAAATGAACTGGTTGAGCTGTGGTACAAATTGCATGGACGCGCCCTAAGCGATAACAAAGGCCGCCTGGCAAAGCTCTATATCATCAGCAATGGAATGGGAAATCCTGTTGCATCCGAGATAACAGCAAAGGATTGGGCACACTATCGTGATGACCGGTTGGAAGGCAAAATTCAGAACGGTTATAAGACTAGCTTAAAATCATTGAAAGTCTCGCCTGGCACCGTTAACTGTGAGCATGCATTCCTGCGCGCGTTGTTTAACGAACTGGAGCGACTCGGTGAGATCTCTTACCCCAACCCGCTCAAAAACATTCGTGAATTTGACCAGCCAGAAAAAGAAATGGCTTGGCTGACCGGCGAGCAAATACAAAAACTTTTTGCCGCATGTAAAATTCACGGCAATGATGACCTGGCACTCATAATTAAAATATGCCTTTCAACTGGATGCCGCTGGAGTGAAGCTGCGTCATTAAAGGCGACTCAACTTTCCCCGAATAAACTCACCTTCATCAATACCAAAGGGAAAAAGAATCGCTCTGTGCCAATCAGCGATGAACTGTATAAAGAATTGAAGGAAAGGAAAGACCGTTATTTTAACGAGTGCTATCGTCAGTTTTATCGCGTCATTCGTCTAGCAGGCATCGAGTTGCCTGAGGGGCAAATGAGTCACGTCCTGCGACACAGCTTCGCTAGTCACTTTATGATGGCCGGGGGAAACATCATCGTGCTGCAGCGCATCCTGGGACACTCAGACATCAGGGTAACAATGCGTTATGCCCACTTCGCACCGGATCATTTGGAAGATGCAATTCGTTGTAATCCATTGGCGTTAATGGCTAAAAATAATGGCGGTAAAGTGGCGGCAGAGGTTCCAGCAGAGTAGAACAGAAGGCAACAGGATGGGGTTTAACTCATTGATTTAATGATAAGTCATTGATGCGAAATACTAAACAAAAAAAGACCGAATACGATTCCTATATTCGGTCCAGGGAAATGGCTCTCAAGGAGCCGTGCGCTAAAAGTTGGCATTTATGAAGGCGATGTCGCCTTGCCATTTAACATTAGAACAGCGCGG